CAACCAACACCAAAACAGAAAACATGAACCTACTCGCAAAAGCAACTCGCGGAAAAATTGGCCGCGCACAGAAACTCACAATATATGCGCCGGAGGGATTCGGCAAATCGACGCTCGCCGGCCTCATGCCGGACCCGCTATTCTTCGACCTTGAAGGCAGCACGGCGCAACTCGACGTCTCGCGCATCGGGCGGGACGTTCTGCCAGACCTCCGCACGGTGGAATCCGCGCTCGGGGAAGTCGTCAAATGCAAACCCTGCCAGACACTCGTGGTGGATACGATTGACTGGCTCGACGACATGATTTCAGCGGCAGTCGTGGCAGAGGCTGGCAACGATAAAATCAAGGGCATCGAGGACTTCGGCTACGGAAAAGGCTACATCGCGGTCAAAGAGCGGATGGCCCTTGTGCTCGCACGGTTTGACGCCGTAATTCACGCCGGCATCAACGTCGTGCTGTTGGCACATTCGAAAGTGGCCAAGTTTGAGCCGCCGGACGGGCAGGGTGCGTTCGACAGATACACGCTCAAACTTTCAAAGCACGTCGAACCGCTCATCAAGGAGTGGTCGGATGCCGTGCTCTTCGGCAACTACCGGACGCAGATCAAAGAGACTGACTCAGGCAAGCTCAAAGGCATCGGTGGTCGGGAGCGTTTGCTTTACGCGACGCGGTGCTCGGCATGGGACGCGAAAAACCGGCACGGCTTGGCAGACTCGGAACCGTGGAATATCGACACGGTGCGGAAGGCATTTGCCAACGTCGGCGCACCGTGGGGAGCGAATCAATTTGTTCGTGTGAGAGACGAGGAGAAGCCGTCGGCGGTTTCCGCGAGTGCGGAGCCGCCGACGGCAACCTCGCCGCAAATCGACCCGGACCCGCTGCCGGGAATCGGCAGCAACCCGGACCTTGTGCGAATCGTGCAGGGCATCGGAGAGGACAAAGTGACGGCGTATTTGCAAAAGAATCGCAAGCTGACCGCTTCGCAGACGTGGCTCGACATGCCGCAGGATTACGCGGATCGCGTGCTCAAAAATCCGGCTGGATTCATCGCGGCAGTGGGAGGTGCGAAATGAGCATCGAACTCCGCCCATCATCTCTCCCAAAACTCGCAGCGTGCCCGCGCTACGTCGGCGACAAGTCGCCAAACGACGCAGCGCAACGAGGAACGAATATCGACGCACTTGTGCGCTCGGCTATCGCATCCGGCGAAATCCCGAATGACGCGGTAAAGACGTTCGACACTCTCGATATGACTGCTGCACTGTGGACCATCCAGACGGCGAACGCCTTTGCCTTCGGGCAGGCTATCGAATCGCGGGAGGATGAACTTCGCGTGGAGTGGCAAGGCATCACCGGCACGATGGACTTGGCATGTTGGAAACACCTTTGGAGCGCAGACATAAAGACCGGACAAATCCGCGATTACGAGGCACAGCAGGCTCTTTATGCGCTCGGTTGCATGGACAGGGAGTTTGTGGACGAATGGACGGTGCATCTGTTTTTCGCAGATGCTCAGCAAGTCGTCACTCACCGTTTCACTCGTGAGAGCGCAGAGGCTATCGTGCGCGGCATCGTGGCGGCAGTCAAAGAGCAGGCACCAGCAACGCCGTGCGACTATTGCGGATGGTGTGCGCTTCGATTCGACTGCGACGCACGTCGGGAACAACTGGCCGTTGTGCCGTTGTCGGGAGTCGTCGAGGAAGCAAAGGCTCAACTTGGAACGTGGACACCGGAGAAGTTGCGGGACTTCGTTCTTGCGTGCGATACGGTGGACGATTGGCGCGAAGAGGCGCGACGTGTGCTTCTCGACAAGGCGGCGACGGCAAAGGTGCCGGGCGTTTCCGTTGTGAACAAGGCAGGCAAATATGTGCTGCCAGCGGAGCGCATGATTGAGATTGCGGAGCACGAAGGCATTCAGGCTGTGGAAGCGGCGAAGCTCATCGGGGCAGTTAGCGAAGAAAAGGCGAAGCTCTTATTTCCAATCACCGACCTCGACGGGCAATTTGTCCAGACACCGGGCACGTCTTACGTGCGGGTAAGCAGGCCCAAAGTTTCAACCAAAACAAAAACAACCAACCAATAAACAACATGGCTATTACATTCACAACAGGAGACGGCAAACAGCAACCCACCTTCGGGCCTTGGCCCGCAGGGGAATACCTCGTGCGCATTGTCGATGCGAAAGAGAAAACAAGCAGCAACGGCAACCCGATGATCGAGCTTCGCGTTCGCGTAGTGCAGGACGGCGAAGCAAGGGGCGGCGGAATCTTCGATTACCTTGTCTTTTCGGACGGCGCGAAGTGGAAGGTGGACGCCTTCCTGCAAGCAGCGAACAAATGGCCCGGCGAGAATCAGCCGGTTGACATCGATGCATCGGACCTCATCGGGCTCGAAGTCTCGGCAAAGCTCCGAGTCGGCAAAGACAACAAGGGCGACAAGCGGAACGAAGTCGAAACCTACGTTCTCAACGAAGGCTTTTAACATGAGCCAATACGCACGATTCAACACGGACAAGCGGGACCGGCGCATCGCGGAACTTCGGGAATGGATGTTTCCGGCGGAGTTTCTGGAGCATTGCGCCAAGGTGGACGAAGGAGAACGCTGGCACAAATCAACCGTCGTTCTCACTCCAAAGCACGTATGGGAGTTTCGCATCGAGAACGGAAAACGCAATGCGGCAGTTCATCGGACACGTCCGGAAGTTTGGGCTGAGCGCATCGAGCGCATCACCGACCCGACCGTTCGCGTCATAGTTGCGCGGATCGTATGGTGGGACTTCTTCAGCGGGCAGGAAGTTGCGAACCGTTGGAACCATCTTGACGCATACCTCGGCGACGATTGCACGCCGCCAGCGATGAAGGAAATTGCCGAAGCGGAGAAAGAACTGTCCGCAGCGCAATACCTTTACACGTGTGCGTCTGTCGCCTGCTCGAAGAATCGGAGCTACGCAAACCGGAAGCGTTTGCAAGACTGCAAGATGACCCGTGACATTGCGAAGGGCGCATTGGCCCGGGCTAAGGCGAAGTTGCCGGACAAAGAAACCATCATCCTCGCTCTTTGGAGCGTCGGGTATCCACCGGCTATGGCGAGAAACAGAGTCATCCAAGGAGAATGAAAATCACCCTTCAACTCCCGATTCCCGAAAAGGCACTTTGGCCGAATGACCGCATCAACGCATTCGTGAAACGCCAAGCCATCCGCCGGGCACGGCACGCGGCGGTTTACGAGGCGATGCGTTGCCTCACGGACCTCGGCTTGACGCGAGGGCCGAAGTGGGAGCAGGCGAAGTATTACGTCACGCTCTACAAGACGACGGCACGGTTTCCCGATGAGGACAATCTCATTGCCGCGCTGAAACCCTACATCGACGGAATTCAGGACGCGGGCATTGTCCGCAACGACAAAGGACTTCGCATCGCTGGCACGGGCTTCGTCGTTGTGCCGACGATGCCAAGGGTTGAAATTGACGTTTGGGAGGATAATCAACCATGAAACACTTTGAGCGCGAAACTGCAACGGCCTAGCAGCCCTAATGTAAGGTGCGGTCAGATGACGGCGTTAAAACGGTCCGCGTCTAACCCGGAGCAGGTGCCAACCTGCCGCGCTCAACAAATTTGCGGGATTCGGACCACCGAGCAGGCGTATCCTGTGTGTGAATTTGCTAATCACGTCCCGCAACCACTTTAACAACTTTGCCGGGGCAAAATGCCCGTGGCGTGAGACAAATAATAGCATTACCGGCTGAGATTTGAAAGAGACTCACGACCATTCGCGGACCTCAAGGCGAGCGACGGCGATACACTTTAACGAACAGAAAAATGAACATGACCACAGACCACGAACCACTATTCTCCGACTTTCCGGAGACAAAACCGAACAGACTCCGTGCCGCACGGCTCGCCGTCGAAAAAGCAGAGGCGGAAGTCACTCGACTTCGCGACACGTCGCCGGAATATGACAAGTGTCCGGCACCGCTGAAATGGGAGATCAACGAGGCTCGTATGAAGCTCGAAGAGGCGACGGCGGAACTCGAAGAAGCGGAACTGGAGGAGTTGAGGAAATGAATACCTACGACGAAGTAATCGCCGCGAAGCGTGCAACCATTAAGCATTCGGGATTTGAACCACTGCCATTTACCGCGCCCCTTTTCGAGTGGCAGAAGCTGATTGTATCATGGGCAATTAAACAGGGGCGGTGCGCCTTGTTCGCTGAATGTGGACTTGGCAAGACTCCAATGCAACTTGAGTGGGCGGATCAAGTTTGCCGTTACACTGGCGGCAGCGTTTTGATTCTCGCGCCGCTCGCAGTTTCTCCGCAGACCGTGAAAGAAGGCGAGAAGTTTGGAATCAAAGTGACTCACGTTCGCGAGCAATCGGAAGTTCAGTCCGGAATCAACATCACGAATTACGAACGACTGGACAAGTTCACTCCGGAGTTTTTCGCGGGCGTGGTTCTGGACGAAAGCTCGATCCTTAAATCATTCCAAGGGAAGACGCGAATCGGACTCACGAACTCATTTGCAAAGACTCCATTCCGACTTTGCTGCACGGCTACGCCTGCACCGAACGATTACACGGAGATGGGACAACATGCAGACTTCCTCGGAGTGTGCTCGCCTGCTCAAATGCTCGCAACATACTTCATCAACGACACATTCAACACGGGAGATTGGCGTTTGAAAAAGCATGCAAAAACTGCATTCTGGGAGTGGGTGGCAACTTGGGCGGCATGCGTATCCAAACCATCAGACATCGGTTTCCCAGATGACGGTTATTTACTGCCATCGCTAAACTTCAAGACGGAGATGGTTCACGTCGAACAAACGGAAGGGCGCGCAGACGGAGAGCTGTTCAGAAACCCGACGCTTTCAGCTACAAATCTGCATCAGGAAATGCGACTGACAAACGAGTCACGATGCAAACGCGTTGCTGAGATCATCGCTGAAAAACCGGATGAGCTATGGACTGTATGGTGCAATACAAACTACGAGGCCGAAGAGTTGAAACGAGTATTGCCGGATGCTGTGGAGATTCGCGGATGTGATAAACCGGAGACAAAGGAAAAACGGCTCAATCAATTCTCGAACGGAGAGTTTAAAACGCTCATCACGAAACCGGAGATCGCTGGACGAGGACTGAATTGGCAGCATTGCGCGAATACAATCTTCTGCGGGCTGTCTTACTCGTTCGAGGACTTGTATCAGGCTCTCCGCCGTCATTACCGATTCGGCCAGCATCGCGAAGTAAATGCTTACATCGTGCAAGCTGACACGGAAGGCCCGATTCTCGATGCCGTTGTCGAAAAGATGGCGAAGCATGAGGAAATGAAAATCGAAATGCGGCAAGCCGCGCTGAGTCTCAAAAACAAAACACACACCATAAAAATGAAAACAGACATCAATGAAGCCAACGGAACCGATTGGATGCTTTGCCACGGAGATTGCGTGCGCGTAGCTCGCGAAAAACTCGCAGATGAATCAATCGACTTCTCAATCTTTTCTCCGCCGTTCGCTGATCTATTCACCTATTCCGACGACGTGGCAGACATGGGCAACTGCGCAGGAATGGATGACTTCATGGTTCAATTCGGATTCCTCATCGACGAACTCATGCGCGTGACCGTGCCCGGCAGAGAGTGCGCTGTGCATTGCTGCGACTTGCTCGCAACGAAATGGAAAGATGGAGATATTGAGTTTAAAGACTTCTCTGGCGCAATCGTCACAGCGTTTCGAGATCGCGGATGGTTGCTTCACTCAAAAGTCACGATATGGAAAGACCCTGTGACGGAAATGCAGCGCACAAAGGCTCATGGGCTGCTCTATAAAACGCTGCGGACGGATTCGGCGAACGTCCGCGTTGGAGCTCCTGATTATCTTCTCGTGTTCAGGAAGCCGGGGCGCAATCCAAAACCAATCACTCACTCGACCGATGACATTCCGCTCGAACGATGGCAGGAATTGGCATCTCCTGTATGGATGAACATCGATCAAGGCAACGTCCTCAACGGGCGCGAAGCAAAAGAGGATCGTGATGAACGTCACATCTGCCCTTTGCAGCTTGACGTGATCAACAACGCTCTCGACCTATGGAGCGCCCCGGGAGACCTTGTTTTTTCGCCTTTCGCTGGCATCGGAAGTGAAGGGTATTGCGCTCTTCAAAAAGGCAGGCGATTCGTCGGCGCAGAACTCAAAGAGTCCTATTTCAAAACAGCCTGCGAGAATCTGAAGGGCGCGAAATCACAGTTGACGTTGTTTTGATATGACCAACCTCCGCGACTATCAACTCAACGCCATCGACAGCGTTGCACTCGGCTGGGAAACGGCTAAGCGGCAACTCGGAATTGCGGCAACAGGCTCAGGCAAAACCGTCATAATGGCGAACGTGGCAAAGGCGTCGGATGGTCCCGTGCTCTTTCTCGCGCATCGGACGGAACTCATAGCGCAGGCCATGCGGACGTTTGGAAACTGGCAGGCGGACGAATACCTATTCGGAGAGCGTTCAGGAAAACAGAAGGTTACGTTTTCAACGGTTCAATCGGCGAGGAATGCAAACTGGCTGGAGTCGGAGTATTCGCTAATCCTCTGCGATGAAGCGCACCACGTCACGAGTGACGAATGGCAGGGCGTTCTCAGCCGGTGGCCGAATGCGCGAATCCTCGGAGTGACGGCGACGCCTTCAAGGACAGATGCACGGGCACTCGGGCAATACTTCGAGCGCGTTGCGTTCGAGATTGGGCTTCTGAGGTTGATTCACGAAGGGCATCTTGCGCCGATTCGTGCGAAGAAGCTTGCGCTCGAAGTGAACATTGCCCGGCTTGTGAAGGGAAATCGTGAAGTGACCGTGGAGGAAAACACGAACGCAATCAGCCCGCTCATCGAGGAACTGGCGCGAGCCGTCGCCGATGAAATATGGGACCGAAAAGCCATCGTTTTTTTGCCGCGTTGCGATGTTTCCAAGCGGTTCGCTCAGGCTCTCTCGGAGCTTGGCGTATCGGCTTGGCACGTTGCCGGGACGGATTCGCCGAAGGAAAAAAGCGAAGCGATCAAGGCGTTTGCCCGGGCCGGAAACAACTCCGCACTTTGCAACGCCGTCCTACTCACGGAGGGTTTCGATTGCCCATCCATTGATTGCGTTGTCGTCCTTCGTGCTACCAAGTCGAAGGCACTTTACGCGCAGATGGTGGGGCGTGGAACGAGGACATCGGAAGGAAAGACGGATTGCCTGATTCTCGATCCGATGTGGATTTGCGGGGAGATTGACCTTTGTGCGCCGGCGGACCTCACCGCGCCGAACGTGGAGCATAAGCGGATACTTCAGGCGAAGCTCGACGAGGGTATGACGTTGACGGAGGCGGAAGCAATCACCGTCGCCGAAGTGGAAAAGGCATTGGCGCGGAAGCTGGATGAAGCGAAGAAAAAGCAGAAGGCACCTCGGGGAACTGTTGACCCATTGGCGTATGCCGTCGGTATCCACGACTCGGATTTGCAGGAATACGAACCGGCGATGCCTTGGGAGCTTGAACCGCCGACCGAAGAGCAGTTGGCCCGGCTGGAAAAGCTTGGCTTCTTTTGCGTGAGAGTCACTCGTGGCTTCGCCGTGAAGCTCATCGAGCGACTGGAGAAACGGGAGAAGATGGGGCTTGCGACACCGAAGCAAGTTGACGTTTTACGCCGGTTCAAAATCCCGTCGGCTGAAACCATAACCAAGGAGCAGGCCGGGCATTTGATGCAACGGCTGTTGAGGAGATGAGCACACCAAAAAGACAAGCTCGATGGTATGCCAAGTTGAAAGCTGACCCAGTGCGTTATGCGGAATTTCAGGCCAAGACACGCGCAGCTTCAAGGCGGACATACCTCGCGCAAAAGCTCGACCCTGCGAAGCTCGAAAGGAAACGGGCGAGCAGCCGACGTGCAGCGAAAAAGCAATGGCAGAAAGCCAAGCTTGACCCTGTAAAGCTGGCGTATCGTCGCAGATACTCAAACCGTAGATGCGTGAACCTCGATGACGCTTACGTCGCCGAACGTCTCAACCTTACGGCGGAAACATGTCCGCCCGAACTTCTGGAACTCAAACGAACACACCTACAACTACAACGAACCATAAAAAACAAATGAACATCACCAATACAACAGAGCTCCGCGCCGTCCTTTGCGCCACAATCGCCGCCGTGCGCGAGAAAACAATCACACCGGACGCGGCGGAAGCCGTAAGCAACGCGAGCGGTAAAATCATCGCCTCGCTTCGCGTCGAACTCGAATACCGCAGGCAGCGCGGCGAAGTGCCAAAGCTAGACTTTATGGAGGGCGCAAAATGAATGACGGCCCGAGAATCGCGCAATCGCTCGGACTGAATCCATCGGACACTCCGCGCACAGACGCGGCAACTATCCCGTGTGGATGGGATACGACGCATCCAGTTGTAAAAAAGGAGTTCGCTCAGAAATTGGAGCGCGAGATTGCCGACCTTCGCGTTGCGCTCGCGGCTATGGGCGCGATTGCGGAACCCAACGCAGCACAAGAACAAGCCGTGAAGCTCGCAAATCAAATCGACGAAGCACTCGCGCTGGTCAACGAAGAATGCCCGGCGATGGACGATTTCGTAAACATCGTTCCAACCGTAGAATGGCTGATTCAGAAATGGCGCGAATGCCGCAGGCTCTGGTCTAAATCATGCCAATATCGGGATAAATTACGCGAGGAAAATCAACGTCTCCGCGATGCGTTCTCCGCGCTCCTTTACACCGCAGAGCGAAACGTGGATTTGATTATCAGCGTATCCGACCGCTACGACCTCGACGTTGCGATTGAGTCGGCAAAGGAGGCTTTGAAATGAGCGCATCATCGCAAACAGAAACGCACGTAGCGAAGAAAAAGCACACATGCTCGTGGTGCGGAACGCGAATTGAGATTGGCGAGAAATACAAGCGTTATCGCTGGTTCGCCTACGGCGAAGCTGGAACCGTGAAGGAGCATCTTGAATGCTACGAAGCAATGCACCGAGTCTCGAAAGAGAAAGGCGGATGGGTGGAGTTTACGCCCGGCGATTACCGTCGCGGTTGCTCGTGCGGTGAGAATGCTGAATACTGCAAGTGCAACCAATGACCCCCGCAGAAATACAAACAGAATGGCAATACCGTTACGACGAAGCGATTGCCCTCGGACGAACGCCAGAGCGGGCTTGGCAGGAGGCGGATGAGTGGGAGTTGACTTTGAGCGAACAGAAACGAACCAATGACCAACAAAATATCCTTCCTGCCTGACATCCACCGGCTTTTACCACAATCGCCGGAGGCAGAACAGGGCGTTCTGGCTTCGCTATTGCTTGCGCCGGTTGAGACGCATTCGCTGTGTGCGTCCATCGGCATGACGGCGGAAGCGTTTCACATTCCATCCCATGCGACGGTATTCCGTGCAATCGACGCGCTGATTGCCGGCGGAAAGCCTGTTGAGTTTATCACCTTGAATCAGCATCTGCGCGACCTCGGGGCATTGGACGCGGTTGGCGGTGGAGCGTTTCTGTCGTCGCTCTACATGTTCCTGCCAACGGCGGCGAACGCCAAGCATTACATCGAGGAAGTGATGGAGAAGGCCACGGCAAGGGGTATCATCGCCGATGCCACGGAGATTGCTGCCCGGGCTTACGACGGCACAGAACAGCCGTCGCACTTGGCTGATGAGCTTGTCGAGCGGGTTGGGAAGCGTGCTCGAAAAGGGAGTCGTCCAATCGGGGCCAAGATGCGGGATGCGATGTTTCGACCTGACAGGAAGCGCGAAGGTGCGGTTCCGATTTACGGCATCGGGCCGACGCCTGTCTTGTTCGTCGGCGACATCCTTTGCGTCGAAGCTCAGGTGAAGTCAGGCAAGACAGCGTTCATTTCGGCAGCTATCGCGGCGGCCATTGCGGATCCGACGGCTGATTGCCTCGGCTGGCACGTTCGCAACCCGGAAGGGCACGCAATAATCCATCTCGACACGGAGCAAAGCGGCGACGACCACGACATGCTGAACGAGCGTATCGTTGCACGGGCGGGTATCGAAAAGGAGCAGTATCCCGGATGGCTACAGTCCTATTGCGTCACAGGGTTTACCTTGGTAGAGTTGCGGGAATGCGTTCGGATTGCTCTCGACCTCGGCAAGCGGGTATGCGGTGGCGTTCACTCTCTCATTATCGACGGCATCGCGGACTTCGTGCCGGACGTAAACGACCCGGTGGCGGCACAGGAAATCATTGCGTGGCTTATGGCGATTGCGGCGGAGCATCGGATTGGGATTGTGACCGTGCTGCATCTCAACCCGATCAGCTCGAAGTCGCAGATTGCAAAGGCTCGCGGGCATCTTGGCAGTCAGCTTTATCGCAAGGCGGCGCACGTTCTGCGGATTGAGAAGGGCGAGGATGGAGTTTCGAATGTGACCAGCGCGCATTCGAGGAAGCAGCCGGTCCCGAAGGATTATGCGCCGGCATTCGTGTGGAGTGATGAGAAGAAGCGGCATGTATCAGCGCAGAACAACGCCTTCGAGATTGCGGAAAAGACCCGGGCGCAACTGCGCGAAATCATCAGCGATTTCTTCACTCCACTGCGGGAATCAGCGAGGCACGGGGAGCTTTGCAAGCACGTCCAGCACCGTGAATCCGTCGGAGAACGCACGGCACGGGACAGAATCACTGAAATGCTCGCGCTCGGAGTCGTAAGCAAGGACAGGCACGGCATTTACACCCTCGCAAAATGAACTTAACGCACCTTTATATTTTACGGCAGAGAAGGAATTGCCGTAACCCTCTTTTTTCGGGTATCTCAGAAGTGATAGGGCAAATGAACGGCAATTCTGAAATCGCTCTGTTTTCGATGCTCTTTTTCCGTTGCAAGTCTCTATTACACAAGGCAATGCGAGAAAATAACATTGCTGTTACGGCAGAACGGCAAAACTACGGCAATCACGGCAATTGCCGTGCCGCGGCAGTAGGGCAAGGCGCGTATATATATATACGCGCCGTAGTCCCGTCCCTCGCTGCCGTTGCGGGTGGGGATGAGGGGATGAAAAATAATTGAAAAAAGTTTTGACACGGGGAATGGGAGAGCGTAAAACGTCAACCGTCAGCCGGGGAACCGGAGGGCGCGAACAAACCAGCAAACAGGAGGTGGCAAAATGCGCAACTAAATGCACTGACGAGCCGGTGAAACCCCGGCGAAACTCCCGAAAGGGAGTCTGCATGACTAAACAACTCAAATGCAAATGCGGGAAACCGACGTTCAGCCGGGGCTTGTGCCGTGGCTGCTACATGGCCGCGTGGCGAAGCGGGAAGGCTAATCCTTCGCTCTTTCCCGCCGTTCGTAGGGGTAGACCGCTGAAGGAGGGCAGCAACGGCATGGCAAGGCGTTTAGCGGAGTCGCGCAAGGTGGTTATCGAGTCTGCTCGGACAACCTTGCGGCAACTCATGGCTGGCCGGGCGTCCGTGCCTTGTGCGGACTTGCGGCAGATTTTGGACATTTTGACCGAAAGCTGAAAGTGTAAGATTTTCCGACAATATGAATCAACTTTGCAATGCGTTTACACAGGCCCGCCCCATAAGGAATCTATTCTCATTTTTGAGAGCCTGCGGACTTGTTCTCTCCCTGCACTTTTTCACAATTGGCCTAAAACTGCATTTTACGCTTAGGAATTATCAAAAATGATCCATCGGGATAACATTGATAGTGAGATCGCGCAAATGATTGCCGATTTATCTCCGGATGAAGTTGATTTGCTGGAAAAAGAACTCGGCAAGATTCCGCCGGCAGAAGCGATCGGAATAAGCGGTATGAAATTAAAAACCGCACGCAAGGTTTCGCGTCGTGAACTTTTTGATTTCCAGAGAATCACTGCGGCAGAAAAGCAATTCAAAAGACTTCCCGAAAAAGATGAATCGTTCCATTGCCTCATGGGTGGAGACTACAACGGCAGCGACATCATTCCGGCAATCATCGCGCTTGCAGGCAGAGATTGCGAACGAGTCAGAATTGCAACCCTTGGATTTAACAAGTCGAACATCCGGCAAATGTGCCGAATGTTCGACGACGGAGACATTAAGGCAATTTCGATTGCCTGTTGTATTTACTTCCGCGATACAAGCAGGCCGCTTTACGAATTCGCGAAAAACGAATTCGCGGAAAGGGGGCAGTCACTTATTGCAAGCCGGACACATGCAAAAATCATTTCGTTTGAATTCGCACCGGACGATCGGATAGTTATCGAGTCATCGGCGAACCTCAGGAGCTGCAACAATATCGAGCAGCTCGTTATATCAAACCATAGGGAACTTTACGAAATGCACGCAGGATGGATTGACCATCTTCACGCGGAGGGAGGGATATGAACTCGGAAAGAGTTGCAAGCATCATCGCCGCTATTCGCGGAGGGAAAACGGATAATGTTGAGATTCCGAAATACTTACGGACAAATCGCTATTACTCCAAGTTCTACAAAAAAACGCTCAAGACCATAGCGCAATGGATGAAGTGGGGGCTTCCGCTGGACGACCCAGATGCAACAGCGAAAGCTCTAGCCGATAGACCGAACACGAACCGGGGAAGAAAACCGAAAGGCATCCAAAAGGAAGAAACAACTGCACCGGGCGAGGAACCGATGCTGACAAAGGACGACATTGCAAAGGCATTACTCCGCGAAAAAGTCCGCCGCGAACGAATCAAGGCGGATCTCGAATCCGGCAAAGCCGTCCTCGTGGCGGAAATCGAAGTTCCGCTGGGAGCGTTGCTGGCATCCATCCAGAACGGCATCGACTCATTCCCCGACCGGGCGGCTCCGATGGTGCAGGGCTTCACCGACGTGCCGGAGATTTCCCGCATACTCCACGGCGAAATGCAGGCGACCGTCGGACAGCTTGCAATCTTCGACTTCGAGCGTGCGCTCGACGGCACGCCGGCGGAGATTCGCGCCGAAGTCGAGGCCGCGCTGCGGAGGATAGGCAATTTCAGAACAGAACAAACAACAAAACCAACAACATGAACACACCAAAAACCAAAGGCGACATTCTCGCCGAAAGAATCGAGAGTCTGGTAGATGACACAGACCTATCACTACGACAACTGGAGGATGGGATAAGAGACACCATCGCCGAATACCGCAAGCCGGAATGGACGCTCGGACGCTCGGTAAACGGGCATACGCTCCGCGATGGGCAGGAGTGGCATCGGACCGATTGGACGGAGGATATGCTGCCGGATGGGTGGAGGCCGTTGTTGCTTGGCGAATATACACACGTAGGGGATATGCTTTTCCCAACATCGGGAGCGGACACATGGCGAAATAAATGGCAGACTCAATCAGAGGAAGATGTGCAAATGATTCCCAGTCCAGAAAGCTATCATTGGCGCACCCGACGCCCGCTGCCCATCCTCACGCCAGAGCAAATCGCCGAAGGCTGGGTGGAGTGGCACGGTGGGAAGTGCCCGGTATTTCTGGATAGCAGCCCGACCGTTATGCTTCGCAACGGCAAGATTCCGTGTGACGATATGGCGGATTCGTGGATATGGAGGCATGCCGGACAAGATGACGATATCATCGCATACCGTCCTGACCCATACGAGCCTTGCAAAAAGGCACTTATTGAGGGAAAGGTGATACAGTGCAATGAGGGGACAGAAAATTGGAAAGATTATAGGAACCCTCTATGGAGATTTTCGCCCGACTGCTACCGAGTCAAGCCTACCGTCATGGTCCCGCTCGGACCGGAGGACGTGCCGCCCATGTCTTTGATTCGCAAAATCGGCGAACCAGAATCATGGCACTGGAGGCTGATTAGCTACGTTACCGGCGTAAAAATGGTCTGCGCGGACCGAGGATACCCGTATCCCGAAATCCAACACACTCACGAAATCTCCCGCGACGGCGGCAAGACGTGGCAGAAATGCGAGAAGGAGAACAAATGACAACGACCGAACACCTTGAAAAAATCAAAGCGAAGTGCGTCGAACTTCTCGCGCTCGCGGAGAAGCGGACGCCGGGGAAGTGGAAATTGGGCCACATGCCGCGCGACATTTACGGCACGGACGGACTGCCCGTAGCGTCCACGGCATACCCGCATACCACCCAGCCCCGTGACCAGCGCATTGGCATGGCCGACGCCGCCTACATCGCCGCATGTGCCGGAGCCGCCGAAGCTGGCTGGCGGGCGATAGCGGAGGAATCTGATGGGCTTATTTCCATCCTCACGCTCCGCGAAGTAAGCGGCGAGAGCGTGCAAGGCTACGCATTCCGTCGCGCAAAACAACTAATCGCCGCATGGCGGGAGGAACTTTTATGAGCACACCAACACCCGAGACAGACGAGGCATCAAAAATAAGATGGCGGCGTCGCGACGGCACGCTGATGGAAGCGCAAGGGGACAGCGTGGACGCTGACTTCGCCCGTAAGCTCGAACGCGAACGCGACGAAGCCCGCGAACAAACCGCCGCTGTCGTGCGTGTCATGGACAAAGTTGTAAAGGAACGCGACGAAGCCCGCGCCGAAGTCGAACGGCTGAAAGCGGACAAGGGGAGGGCGGAACTTTGATCCAATACCGTAACGCTGGCGATGTGCTGAAGCGCATCGTGCGCGGAATCATCCGCCCGCGACCGCTCGTGAAGTATTGGGAATGGGCCGACCGGCACATTACAATCCCTCCCGACGCCAGCGGACCGATTCCCGGCAGGCTCAACACCGGACGGTTGCCGATATTCCGTGGACTCTTCGACTTGGCTCAGCAATCGCATATTCACTTCGTGACATTGTGCGCTTCGATTCGCGTTGGAAAGACGCTGTTTTCCATCGTGCTCATGCTCTACTGGCTGGCAGAGAAAGCAGGCAGCATCGTCTGGCTAGACCCTTCCGGAGCAAGCGCAAAGAAAGTCAGCAAAGCGGAAATCGACCCGTTCATCCTCGCGTGCGAACCGGCTGCGAAGCTCGCCGTCTTTGGGCGCACAACGTGGACAAGCCTCTGGAAAACCTTTCGCGGAAAAATCCTTCGCTTTGTGGGCAGCGGCGAGGAAGCAAACCTGCACGGATTCAACGCAGAGTTGGCCATCATCAACGAGTTTGACCGATGCAAAGAGGCCGTGGTGAAGTCGAAGGGAAACCGTGAAGCAAAAGAGGATTCATCTTCAGCCGACAAAATCATCGGCCGCACGCAGATGTTCCCGTTCACGCGGAAAATCATCGAGAACAGCAGCCCTGGCATGGCTGGCGAGTTTTCGCCGATATGGCAGAGCTTTCTGCGTGGAAGTCAGCACCATTGTTACTTGCCGTGTCCGCACTGTTCGCAATCCGCGAAGGAAAAGGGACAGACGTTTCCGCAACCGGAAAAGTGGCCCGTCGGATGGAGCGACGAAAGCCGCGACCCGCACCTGACTGGCTGGCAACGGCTATCTTTTTCGCACCGCACAGCGCAGGTGCCGTTCGACGAAAACCTTTTGCCAATCGACGGAACGAGGGAAGAAAAGACCGGGCAAATCAGCTTCGAGACGGCGGCGATTTGGATTGACGCGGTGGCGCAATGGGACGCGACGCAGATGACGCGCATCAAAACCGGCTACGACTTCGACATCATCGAGACCTCGACCACGTATCAATGCGCCTACTGCGAAAAGCACATCGAGCAGCAAAGCCTCCGATGGATGCTAAACCGTTACCGTTGGGTAGCTCACAACCCGAAAGCCGCAAAAGACCGCATCAGCGCACACCTTTGGCGAGCGTATGCACCGCCCGAACTCGGCGGTGGATTCGCAGCGATTGCAAAGCAATTCCTCGAAAGTAAAGGTGACGTGGGCAAGCTCATCACGTTTCACAATTTCACGTGCGGACTCCCGTTCATCCGCACCGGAGCCGCCGTGAACATCGGCGACATCGACCGCGTGATGGCGCGGACGCCAATTCGCTACGTAAAAGGACAGCTCCCGCGACTCCCGCAGCTTCTCACAATCACCGCAGACAAACAAAAAGACCACTTGTGGTATCTCATCCGGGCGTGGGGCATCCTCGAAGAACACCCAGACAAGCCGACGTGGAGTGCATTGGTTGATTGGGGCGTTGCAATGAGCATGGAAGAGCTTTGCGTGCTCGCAGGCGAGAAACCAGACGCAAGCGGGCGCATTCGTCATTTCACTTTTACCGACCCGGCAGGAAAAGAGCACAAGTTCACCGCAAGCGCAGGACTCATTGACTCAGGCGATGACGCAGACCGCGTTTACGAGTTTTGCCTCAAACGCACGCGCATTTTCGACCCTTACAAGGGCGCAGGCCCGGCGCAGACGCGATGGAACAAAATCCGCATGGGCAAGGTTTACGATGACCAGCTCGACCTTTGGCTTTGCTGGTCAAACCACTACGCCGCCCGTCTCTACTACGATTGCGTGAAGCACGGGCAGGCTGGAGGCGAGTCAATCCACTGGTGGCTACCGGTTGACGTGGATGACGAATACAAAGCGCAACTCACGGACGAGTATCAAGAGAACGGCGAGTGGCTTTCGAGAAAGAGCAACAACCACTTGGGCGACTGCGAAAAAATGCAGCTCGTCATCTCGGAACTCGTAGAAGCTCGCTTGCAAACGCTCCGCGACGCTGATAAAGGAGCAACGAAACAGAAAACAGAAACATGACAACAAAGTGCGAAGCCTGTAATGGTGAACTCGGAAACAAAGGTCCGAAAGACGGATGGCAGTTGCCGGACGGCAGCACGGTTTGCGACGATTGCGTGAAGCGTTTCCTGAACGGATTCGCGGACAAATTGAGCGAAGAAAACGAGAAACAGAAAACAGATGCGTAACCACGACGCCGCAACAGACCCGCAAGCGAGTTATCGCCCGCAGATGAACCTCGACACGCCCGCCGACCTCATCCACGAGCCGTTCGCGGAGTATCAAGGTCCGTTGCCGACGACCCGGCAGCAATGGCACGCTCTCACGCGGGAACTTGTCGAACAATGCGTTGAACAAACAGACCTCGGCGACGGTTCACAATCGGACGCCCGCCGTGTCGCTTGCGAAATGCTTCGTCTCATCTCAGCCGACGAGGACAAACGCTTTGCCATTCGTGCGACGCTTTACGGCAGACTCCTCGGCATCGAGGGCCGGAGCGTGCAAGAAATCGGGGAGGCGTTTGGGCTGACTCGCGCAAGCGTTTCGCACACGTATCGGCAAATAAAGGCACTTCATCCGGGCATCAGCAACCCGGCTGATAAAGCTGAGGACTATTGCCAAGAGGCCGCAGAACGGCGACGCGGAAAGCGGAAAGAACGGGACGGAACCGACCGGAGATTTGTCCGCAGACTCAACTTTTTTACACCATGAACACCAACACAAACCAACAACTCACCCTCGGCTTCTACGACGACAAAGAGCTTCGTGGACTCCCGGAAACCGAAGTCATCAACATCATCCTCGCGAAGCTCCCGAAGCACGAAAGCGAAGTGATGCCGGCGGCAATGGCGAGCATTGCAATGGCATTAAAATCCTCCGCGCAACTCGGGCAGCTTCTCGAAGAGATCCACAACCGGCACAAGGGCACGTCGTGGCCGGAAGTATTCGCCAAGCTCAACCTTGGAATCTCACAATCGACGGCAGACCGATACCGGCAACAGTGGATTAACCGGGACAGGGTTTTCTTCACGGAGGACCAAACACCGCTTGCGCTCACGAACGCCTACCGTCACGCGGAACTTCTCCCGCAACCGGAGCCGACCGTGAAGCCGGACCTCCCGCCGCCGCCGTTCAAACTCACATTCACCATCAGCGAAAAGCCCGTCGCGGAGTGGGGCAGGGAATACATCATCGACTTTCTCACGCGGACAGAAAAGGTGGAGAAGTTGAGAGTTGAGGCAAAGGCGTTTATTGCGGCGGGGATGAAGTAACCTTTTGACAAGAGCACGCCAGAAATGGCGACGCTATCTCTGGCAGAGTTTACCAGCTTTCTCATCGACGAAATTGACGACGGAAACGAGTCATTCGTCACGGATTTACTCGCGTCCGCAAAGGCGAAAATCGTGGCAGGCGGCGGAGTCATCGACTCAATGACAAGCGGATCTCGAAACGGCAAGAGCTACACCATGCAAATCGGCATGGACGCGGCGACCGTCGCGAAGGCTTGCCGGGACGCGCTCAGGACTACCGATGACACGGACGGAAATCCGGTGTTCACGGTGCCGTCGTTTCAAAACATCGTCGCGTCAAATCAATGAAGCCGAAGAAGAAACCAGCCAAACTCGGGAACGGGACGCGCAGCTACGCGGAGACTGTCACCGCGAGCATCGACCGAAGCAACGTGCTATTCGTCGCGCCGGACGACTCCCGCCTTTATTTGTCAGCGTTCACGCGAAAGCGCATCGTCGAGAAAGTGCAATGGTGCCGGCAAAACTTCGGCATCGTGCAGGAGTGGGGAAAAGGCATTGCCCGGCACACCGTAGGGAAGGGTATCATTCCGGCGTTCAACACGCCCGACAAAGAATGGAATCGAGCGGCAACGCTCGCAGCGGAGCACTACCTACTCTCGCCGTCTCAATGCGACGTGGCCGGACGGCGGAACGCATACGAAATGCAGGCGCACATCGCGGAGCAGCTTGTAATCGTCGGCGAGGCGTTCGTTCTGCATTCGGAAAACCCTGACTTCCCGTCGCCGAAAAATGGCGTTGGAGAGTGCCCCGCATTTTACGCAATCGACCCGAATGACGTTGCGACTCCGCCGACCGCAAAAGTGCCCGTTCACGACGGAATTGAAATCGGCGACTTTGGCCGCGCAGTCCGCTACTTCGTGAAGCTCTCGGCTGACAATTACGCGCCATACGACGCCCGCGACGTGGCGCATATTTTCGAAGCGCACGGCACAAATCAATCGCGTGGCGTTTCGCCGCTCGCGCCGGGCGTCAACAACCTCGTGGACATCCACGAACTCAAACGGCTCGAAACCAAGACAGCCAAAACGCAACGGCTGATTTCTCTCGTGCTCAAAGGAACGAAGGCACGCGCAGGACGCGGCGCATTCGCAAAACTCTCCAATGATGGCGAGGCAGATGCGGCAGACACGCAGGCCGTCGAAAACCTCTACCAAGGTGCGGGAGCAGCAATCGCCCGACTCGGCGCAGACGGTGACGTTCAACTGATTTCCGGCAACACTCCATCGCCGCTCGTGAACGAATACGTCACCGACCTTTTGCTTCGTGACGCGGCAGCGGCAACCGGCGTGCCAATCGAGTTTTTCTGGAGCCGCGACAAGCTAGGCGGAGCAAACGCACGCGGTATCTTCGCGCAGGCGGATGCAGCTTTCTCGCTTCTAGCGGACAAAGTGATTTACGGCTGGTTCGAGAAGCTCATCATCCGATTCATCGAGTGGCGCGTTGCAAGCGGACTCCTGCCCGCACCGCCCGAAGGCTGGCGCGATGCAATAAGCTACCGTCGCCCGCGGCGCGTGACGCTCGACAACGGACGGGACGCGAAAGCGCGCATCGAGGAAATCAACAACGGGCTGGCGAATATGCGCTCAGTCTATGACGAACAAGGCGAGGACTATCGCCCGCACATGGAGCAGTGGATCGAGGAGCCGATTGAGTTTCTCGAGCACCTGAAAAGGCGAGCGCAGGAAAAAGGATTGTCCGAATCGGAAACGATTTGGATTCGCTCCATGTGGCGACCGCTCCCGCCGGGAACGGCGATGGAAGCGCAGAACATCAATCAGCAAAAACAGGAACCACAAACCGAACCATGATCAACATTCCCGAATCCATCTTCTCTCAGCCGTTGGCGATGCTGCCGACGGCAATTCCGGCATTCGTGCAACGCTTTGCAAACCTTCGTGCAAAGGCCGAAGCGATGCCGAAAAATCTCACCATCGGCGACTTCGTGAATCAGCGCAAAGATTACGCCGTGTCCGACGGAATCGCAACCATCCACGTCAACGACGTGCTCGCTCAAAACACAACCGGAATCGACCGGATGCTTGGCATGACTGATTACGGGCAGGTGACGGAAGAGATTGGCCGCGCAATGTCCGATCCGAATGTTTCCGCCGTCGTGCTCGAAATCAACTCGCCCGGCGGCAGCGCAATCGGAGCACCGGAAGCAGCGCAGGCTGTGAAAGAGGCTCGCAACATCAAGCCCGTCGTGGCGCACGTTGGCGAAGTCGGAGCGAGCGCAGCGTATTACATCGCGGCAGGTGCATCGGCTATCGTGACGCAAGGCAGCGGCATGATTGGCAGCATCGGCACGCGCATTCAATTCCTCGACTTCGCTGGAGCACTTTCCGCGATGGGAATCACGCCTCACATTTTCACGCCGGCGCAATCCGACTTGAAAGCGGCGGGAAATGAATTACGCTCACCTACGCCAGCGGAAACGGCATGGTTTCAGGAGCACATCGAGTCCATCAACGCAGCGTTCACCGGCTTCGTGAAAGAGAATCGCCCGCAAGTGAAAGACTCCGCGATGCGCGGACAAGTCGTCACCGGCTATCAAAGCATCGAAGCGGGACTCGCAGACTACATCGGCAGCATGAGCATGGCCCGCGAAGTTGCGAAGGAAATGGCGAACTATTTGACAACGCGAAAAAGCAAATGAGCATTTCCGAACTCGCTTCTGACATTGACGCAAAGGCCGCGCAAATCGTGAGCCTGACAAATGAACTCGACGCTGCAAAGGCTATCATCGCCGGGACGCAGAAAGACATCGAAGCCGCGAACACCGCGACGAACGAAGCAACCGCAAAGCTCGCAACTGCCGAAGCTGCAAACGCTGACCTCACCGCGAAGCTCGAAGCCGCAGAAGCCGCGAAGCTCGAAGCCGAAAAAGCACGCGATGACGCGAAGCTCGAAGCGGCAAAGGCCCGCGAAACCGGCGCACGCTTTGGCGCGAAAGCACCAATCAAACAGGACTCCACCGGCGCGACCGAACTCAATACGCCGACGCAAATCAAGGCGCACTATGCGACACTGGAAGGCGAAGACCGCTTCGCATTTTTCCAGAAGCACAAAAACACTTTGCTCTCCTAAAAAGGGACGCAGAACCAAAAACAACAACAACCAATAACCAAAATAAGATATGGCAAATACACTCGCATCTGACCTCGTGGTTGACGTCGCTCGCGACCGGGTTCTCACCGTCCTCGGCAGCAAGCTCGCCTTCCTCAACGCATACTCCACCGACTTCTCGACCGATGAACTCGCGCCGAAGAAAGTCGTCCAAGTCCCGAAAGCTACCGCAGGCGCAACGGTTCAAACGGACCCGAGCAACTACGAAAGCGGCGACAGCACGCTCGCGAACATCGCGGTGACTCCCTCGGAGTATTCCGCTTCGTTCCATCTGACCTCGGCGCAGCTCCAGCAGGGATTCAAGCTCCAGCAGATTTTCGACATCAATCTGCGTCAGCTCGCTTACAAAATCGCCGACATTGCGCTCGCTCCCGTCACCGGCTCGGCGACCGCAACCGTGGCCGCAGCCGACTGGGGAACGGACGACCTCATCACCATGTATGCCGCTGGAAAGAACCTCGACATGAAGCACCTTGTGCTCGACGGCTCTTACATCGCACGCATCCTGCCGACTGACCGGAACTCGTTCCAGCTCGGCGAATCGGGCGCATACGGCTTTGACCGCATCATCGAAAATAACCGATGGGACGGCGCACAGGCAAACGTCACCGGATTCCTTTGCGACCCTCAGGCAATCGCCGCAGCCGCAGGCCTTCCGGTCCTCGACCCGACAGTGGCAGCGCAGATGGGAACGAACGAAATCATCACAATCCCGTCGCTCGGCTTGTCCGTTCGCTTCTCCACGTGGGGCAGCACCTCGACCCGCGCAGCATGGGCTTCGTTCAACGTCATGTTTGGCGCAGCCTCCGGCGACGCGACCCGTCTGAAAATCATCAAATCCGCCTAAGCATGAAGTTCATCACGCTCAAAACCAAAGCAAACGGCGAGTCCGAAATCATCGTCGGACCCGAAAAACCGGGCGCAATCCACCGCAAGACCGTCATCGACGCACGCGGCACGGTAAAGACCGGCGAGCGTGTAGCGTGCTTCTCGCTCACTCCGGTGAGCGCAGCATCCGGTCCCGCTCCATCAACGGACGGCGAACCGGAGACGCCGAAGAAAAAGGCGAAGGAATAATCTGGTTGGGAGGAAACATCAGGGGAGGCTCGCTGGAAACGGCGAGCCTCTTTCTTTTTGACTACTCCTTGATTTCACAATGGCACGATTCGACGACTATATGGAACGCGGATGGACGGCGACAACCGAAGTTTTCGGCACCGTCAATTTCACCTTTCCGGGCGTTGGTGGAAACGTGCCGTGCGATTTCAACTCCCTCGGCTACACACAGGAGCTTGAAGTTCACGGCGTGATGGAAAGCATCACCGCGACCATCGAAGTCGCCGTGGCAGACCTCGCAACCGCACCGACGCACGGCGCACTGATTACGCGAGTGAGCGACGGAAAAGTTTTTCGTGTCATCGGCCAGACTCAGACCGACGGCGACACGCATCAAATCAACCTCGACACACGGAACTCGTAACCTATGGCATTCCAGCGACTCGGCAGGAGACTCGAAGACGGCATTGCCGCTTACATCACCGCGACAAAGGCAAACATGCTTTCCGGCGTGGACATCATCACGCCGAAGCGGGCAGGTGCAGCGAACGCGCCGTGGCTTGCAATTTACTCGGGCTCATCCGTGCCGTGGAGCGACGGCGACCGACGCGGAGAGATTCGCGGACCAATGCGGACAACGCTTCGTGTGACCATCGCGGAGCACATGAAAGGCACGGCAATCGACCAGTATTGCGGCGAGTTTGTGGATATCATTTCACAAAGCCTCCGCATCGGAACCATCGTGAACAACACGACCGCAAGCGCAGTTTTCCGGCTCACTTATTTGTTGCTCGATGACCCTGCACCGCAGCCCGGCGATCTGCTACGCATCAACGGGAACGAATACACCATCGCTAGCGTCGCAATAGTTCCACTGCCTGCGATCTCACAATACGACATCACGCTCACGACGACGGCGACATTCACGGCAGGTACACCCGTCTTCATGGAGACAGCCGACCGCAGGCAGACAGCCGACTTCGCAGACCTCATCGACTACCTCAACGACCTTGGCACAATCAGCGTGTGGCGCATCGCATTCGTGAGCGAGTCGGCAAACGTGTCGGGCGACCTCCGCACACAAGACTTCGAATTCGAAATCGACGGCGTAAACTCGCCGAACCTCACTTGATTTTGACAACGTGAAATAATCAAACCTATGGCTGATACTACACACGGATGGGCATTTCTAAAAGGGCTTCCAATCACGGGAGCCGACGTAACGCTTGATAGCGAAGGCGCGGCAATCGGCTCGACGTGCCGCATCGTCGGGCCAGTCAGTTACAAGCCTGACTATCGCAAAAAGAACGAGGACGAAAACGAGTCCGGCGTGCTAGTCGGCGAGCGCAGTTTTGACCTCGTGGAAACGCTTTCTTTTTCGCTCAAACTTCCGACAGGATTCACAGACCGCGCAAGACTCGTGAAGGGCGCAATCGTGACGATTGCAACCTCGGACGACGCGAAGCTCGATGGCGTTTGGCAAATCGACGAAGCTGGGCGCGAATACGTCAACGACGACGCGACGATGTTTCCGCTCACGCTTCGCCGGAACGCAGGCATGACGCTCTCCGCGCAGAATCCTAGCTAATCATCTTCTCGTGTTGGGCGCGGGGTTTTCATGTTCTCCGCGTTCTGTTCAGGGCGGCATCGGTTTCTGTTTCCGGTGCCGCCCACTTTTTTAGATGCTCACCAAGTTCACCAGATACGCAAACGCACACACCGCTGAAGCCCGGGCAGACGCTGGCGAGTTTGTTTGCATGGGGCGGTTACTTCGCCCGCTATCGCTTTTTCATCGGGAGCTATTGGAGGAAACGCTTGGCGACGAAATCGTGATGCTCGAAGACCTCGGCGACTTCGCTTTGCTTGAAGTGGTAACGAAGATTTGCAGCCAGCAATTTCCATCGCTCGACATCGGCGTTCCGGAAACGGAAAAGGAGATGGATGAGTTTACCGCCCGATGTGCGACGCTCGACGTGGACACGGAGAGCACGCGATTTGGCGAATACGTTCGCGCCTGCTACGGGAGCAGCCCGCGCCTCGTGAAGTTTCTGGACAACGGAGGACCAACAAAGGAACTCCGCTCGACCTACGCGCACATCGTCATCGCGCAGATTTTGACCACATGCACAACCGGGATCACATTCGACGAATTGTTTTACCGATGGCCCGTTGCAAAAGTCATGTGGCTCTATTGGAGCTTGCGCGAACTGCGCGACGAGCAAAGCCACATCGCGCTCACCGACGAGCCGGTTGAGCGCACGCAGGAGGAAATCGACGCGGAGGAACGGACACGCGCACTCGTGGCTAAAGCAATGGTGCGACGGGAAAAGAAAGCCGCTGGCATCGTTTGCCCGGATATGCTCGCGGAGATCCAAAAAGAGACATCGGACATCGTGCGGCGCATCGAAGCCGGAGAACTTGCGGAGGTGCCGGAATGAGTGACCTGCAAATCAGAGGCGACGTTTACGCGGACGACATCAAGCGCAGTTTGAACGAGCTTGCAAAGGCTACGAACAAAACAGCCGCGCAAATAATCCAAGACCGCGCACCGATGATGGCGCGATACTTGGCGGAATGGACGATGCCGGTTGCAGGAATCAAAACAGGCCAGCCGGACGGCGGCGGGATTGATGCAAAGCGTCTAGGCGAGTCCGCCGTGCTTCGTGACATCAATCGTGTTTACCTCGACGCCCGTAAAATCATCAACAGCCTAAAGCAAATGCACGCCGGAAAGACCGGCGAAAGCATGGCGCGTGCATTTACAAAAGCAGCGAAAGCCGGAGACGTTCCGCAGGCTCAACAGATACTCAGGCGAACAAGTAAATTTGCAGGGCTGGAAGTTATGCTTTTCGATGACGGCAAAAAGCACGAAGCGGCAAAGCGAAACGGGCGCGTGACAAAAGGCAATAAGCCTGACGTGGTTTTGAATCCAAAAGAATTGCAGGCATACATCACGAAAAAGCGGAAGCTAGTCGGATGGACAAAAGCCGCGTGGATTAACGCCGGAAAGCAAGTATCCGGAAAAACCGGACGAGTCGGAAAGTGGATAACTCGACACACGGATGCACCGGCAAACGGGCAATTCATCAAAACACTAACAAGCGCAGAGTCGAAACTTACAAGCGGCGTTCCGTGGGTGTCTCAGAAAATTGACGACAGGCGAGCAATGGAAGCATTCGACCAAAGCATGAGGCAGTCTCTCACGAAGGCACTCGACTACATCGCGCAGAAGCAACAGCGGAAACAATAAAATGCCGGGATTAACCTACACACTCAAAGCAGACGGAACGAAGATGGACAAAGGGCTTCAAAATGCCCGGCAGTCAGTTGAAAGATTCCGTCGTGACACAGAAAAAGCATTCAACGTCGGAGGCAAGGGCGGCATGTTTGGCGCAGTCCTCGGCGGAAACCTCGTTGCACAGGGAGCAACGCGGGCAGGCCGCGCAATCCTCAACGCTGTTGACGGTGCCGGGCAACTCATCGACGCGCAAGACCAGCTTGGAGTGTCTGCGGAGAACCTCAGCAAGCTCGAGCGTGTATTCCAAGGCAGCGGAGTCAGCGGCGAAGATTTGCGGAAGGGAATGCTGAAGCTCATCATCACGCAGGATGAAGTTCGCAACGGCAGCGAGGATGCCGCGAAGAAAATGGCGCAATTCGGAATCAGCGCAGACGAAGCGGCGAACGCGGACACGCTCACGCTCTTTCTGAAAATCGCAGACGGCATTCGTGGAATCACCGACCAAGGCAAAGCGGCATCCGCCGTCATGGACATTTTCGGCACGAAGAATGCGAAACTCATCGGCGGGCTAAAGGAGGGCGGCGCATCAATTCGCGAAGGCATGGCGGCAGCTACCGGCGCAATCAAGACAGAGAACGCCAAAGCTCTCGACGACGCAGTTGACGCGGCAGAGGCAAAGGGCAGTCAGTTGAAAGACACCGTGCTCGACAAAATCGGCGGCATTATTGCCGGCGCAAAAAATGGATGGAGCAAATACAAGGCCGAACAAGAGCAGGCGACAAACCCGGAAACCGTTGTCAGAAACCTTGGCGACCTCAGCGAGGCAGTGAAAGAAAAAGCAGCCGAAGCAAAGAAAGCGAGCGACGAGGAAATCAAGGCCGCTGAAAAAGCGCGGCAACAGGCTTTTCAGGAAATCGCAGACCGCAAAAAATCCATCGATGAGGAGAAGCGGACAACGGCGGCATCGGAACGTGAAACGAAGGCATTGCAAAAGCAGGCCGACGCAAAAGAGGACTTGATGACCGTAGACGAAAAGCTCGCAATCGCAAAGAAGCGAGTCTCTGACGCGCAATCGCGATTCTCAGTCGCCGAAAGACTTTTCGGGAAGGATTCAGCAGCAGCGCACGAAGCACGCGCAGACCTTACCGAGGCGCAAGGCGGACTCGCAGAAGCACGCGAAGCGAAGATTCAGCGCATTATGAAAGGCTCGACAGCCGCAAATGCCGAAGCTCGCGCAGAGCGCAAAGCAGTGCGCGACCGGCGACGCGCAGAACGCATCCTCGACGCACGGGAAAAAATCAAAAAGCAAGACGCGGAAAACCGTGGCGCAAAGCCGCTCAAAGGTGACGCGGCAATGAACATCGCCGCGCCCGAAAAGAAAGACGACCGACCAGTCACGCTTCTCGACAAAATCGAAAAGGAGATGGTGAAGCTCAACAACAAATTGACCGTTGCCTAAAGTATGGACATTCAACACGGCACACTCACAATTCTCCCGCAAGCCCGCCCTTCGTTCACGCGGACGAAAGGCGGCGGATTCGACCAAGGGCAACGCGTTTACAAGGTGGCAAGCTCGAACGCTCGCACCTACCTCGAAAAGCTATTCACGCCGGGGCGAAGCGACCGCGACATTGCACTCATCGCCGGACTCATCAACACGTCGCACGGCAGGCCGTCGGAGGTCTTCAAGTATATGTGCCTCGACACCGCCGACATTACGTATGACGACGGAAGCACGGCGCATATCACGGCGAACTTTCTCGGCTTGCTCGGCACGAAGCCAAAAGAACCGACGTGCATCCGCTCGACGACTTACCAGCAGAAGGCCGTCATCAAACCGGGCACGAACTACGTAAGCATCATCAACGAGCCGAAGCCCACGTTGAGCTACGTATTTTGCCTCATCGGGCAACGTCCATCGCTCGCGCAATCAGGCGAAGAAGTCACAAACCCGCTCGGCACACAGGCGAGTGAGAACGCGGCAATCGAGACGGCATTTAACGGATTCTATCCGGCACTCACTCCACTTTTTCAAGGATGGGTGAGAACCGATTTGAACATCCGATGCCCCGGCGATATTGCGGAAGGGCACGTTTATGAAGTAACCACAAGCCTGCAATGGATTGTAGTGCCAGCCTTGGAGTAATATGGAAAAACCGCACTGGCAGGATATCGACGTTAAAAAGACATACGTGCTAAGCGGCGCTAGGTTGAAAGACTTGTTGCGCCGTTCGACTGACGTGAAAGATTTGCAAGGGCAAACCGAAGTCATAGAGAACCCCGACGGCAGCGTTTCCATCGGGCTTTCGTCTCAGCGGCTTTGTTACATCATCGCAAACGGCGCAGTTGTGCCAGCGATGATTCCCATCTTAATCACGGTTGAACCCGACCCGCCAGCATGAGAGTTCCTCACTTTTTACCTACCGACCCGGCGCAGGCTGTTTCGACAATTCAGCCGCCCGACCCGATGGCGTTACTCTTCCCGTTTCGGGGAGAATATCAGCCGACGCTTGACGCAGCAACGGGACTCACACGATGGCCGAAAGTTGTCAGCGTGCAGAAATGCGTGCGGTGGTATTGGCGAGTTAGGACGTGGAACATGCAAATCACCGGCACCGACCCATCAGACGGTTTTCCGGAGCAGAATATCGAACTCTTCATCGCGGACACGCTACGACCAGACACGGATACCGCATACATCGCCGACGAACGCGACCTGTGCGACGGATACGAGCGGGCACCTTACGGGCACATCATCACATCGAACGCTTTCGGGAACCAAGTCGAAATAGACATCAGCGGTGATACGCTGCAAATCACGCCGACGCTTTACCTGTTCGGTGCATACGGAGTCTATCCGCCGCAGTATAAGATGACGGCGACGCAGCCGCCGATTGACGACGCGGAAATGATTCCGCAGATAGGTTTCTTCATCAATGTCGCTTGGACGAAATCCGGATCACCGCCCGGATTTATGGACGGGCAGACCTACGACAGCACGGCGGCGGGAACGTATGGAGATTTGACCATGTCCATCGATGGCGAAGTGATTCCGATCCGTTGGGGAACAGGCGGAACGGCAATCGGTGACATCGAAATCTACCTCACGCCGAAGACATGGTGGCCATACGCGCTCGCCGACGGAACTCACCCGATTTACGACGCCGCAACCGGCGCACAACTCCGCAGCGTTCTGACCGGCGAACTCCTCTGATTTTTTGACTACGAAGAAACCATAGCCATGCCACTGATTACTTGGGACCTCGACAACAATTTACTCGACCTTTCGGGACTCGACACGGCTTTGCAGGACAAGTTGACGGTTCCCGTGCCGTCTCAACAGACGTTCCGGATTGGCTTCTATCGTGGCGCAAGCGGAGATACGCGGCGGTATCTCGACTTAGGCGCGGATCCGTCCATTGAGCTTATTGTTAAACCGTCTACTGGAAACAATCGCTTTGACGTTGCGCCCGTTGTTGCATCCCCCGTATTCACTCGCACGACGGTAGATGACCTCGGGGACTATTATTACGAAGGCAGCATTGACTTCGCGGCCCCGGTGTTTTTGAAGGCACTTGCCGCAAACGTAGGATTTGCGCAGGAACAGATTACAATCCAGTGTTTAGCCAATACGCTCATGCGTTTGGACGGGCAGTATATAGACATTTACTATACCGCTACGGACTTCACGCGATTCTGGTTTGAGACTACTGGAACCACGGTGACGCCGCCATCGTCAGGCGGAGGAACGCTTCACAAGATCAATGTTGCGAACAATGCGACAGCCAGCACGGTAGCAACTGCGCTAGGGGACGCGATAGATACTGCATTTAATTCTAGTTATTCCGTAGCAACCGATACCGTGACCGTGACCTTTTCGGAATGGGGCTTGAAAGGGAATCACGCACCTCACGGGACAGGCTTTACCGTAATATTGGTGACGGCGGGAAGCGTTCCGGAAACAGACACAGACATTGCGAGCGTAGGATACAACGGGCAGCTTGTTTACCTCGATGGAACGGCACCGCAAATCTCGCCGCTGTTCACGCTCGAAATAGTCAATAGCCTTTACCGTGACGGGCAGACATTCCCGTCTGGAACAGCGAGCAGCAATTACCGCGAAGGGAGCGTAACGCTTTCAACAACGGACTCGGCAACGGTTACGTTTTCCACCGCGCTTTCGGCTTCGACGTATGACATTATCAGCCTCGAAGTCATCTACACCGGAGCAGGCTCGCCGGGATTAAAATTGTCGCCGCAAACAATCGACGATAAAGCTACCACGGGATTCACGGTTTATTTCAATGGAGACGCGACAACTGATTACCGCCTCGACTACAAAGTAACGCTTTAACATGGCTCAATTTCCTATAAAAAACGGACTGATTCAGGGAACGCTTGACGGCACTGCGACGGGCGGGACTATAAACCTTTCCGCTGCAACAATCACGATGCCCTCGGCTTTTGTGACGCTGACAGGTTCGCAGACGCTTACGAACAAAACGCTCACAAGTCCGACGCTGACAACTCCGATTTTGGGAACACCATCAAGCGGGACTCTGACAAGCTGCACCGGACTGCCAATCTCCACCGGCGTTTCCGGACTTGGCACTGGCGTCGGCACGCTTCTCGCAACTCCAACATCAGCGAACCTTATCGCGTCCGTGACGGACTTATTCGTCTCGCAAAACATTGTTGTTCTCGAGGAGGATTTCATCGGCGGCACTAATGCTGACGGACAAATCGG